CTTTAAATTTTCTCCGGAGGTAAATTTTAAGATATTTTTTATAGCTGTTACCAGGATGTAATGGATTATTGGCATAAATCGGTTCTCCTTTCTTATCAAAAATAGCAATCTAGTTGGGTAAATCCCATTGCATCCTGGTAAAAACTTATAAAAAGCATAGTAAAAGATGTTTTTAATCCTACAAAAGTATGGGGGATCTTTTTGTATTTTTCTAGTGCGGGTCGGTTAATGAAATAAATGGATTAATTTGAGAAGAGATAACGCGCTATTTGAGGAAGATTTGGTAAGAACGGTCTTCCTCTTTTTCTTTTAGTCTTTCTAAAGGAATGTATGCAATAAATTGTACAAAGCCCAGACGATGTTTAATCTCCCATCACTTACCTGCAAACCTCCGTTCGTTATTATTTATATGCATGCATTCCTTTAGGGAGTATTAAAAGAGAATTGCACGTTTTTTTATTGGAGGTTATTAGATGGGAAAAAGGAATAAGGTTGAAATAAAGCACAAGACGGCTAGAGCACCAGCATTAGATCCAGAAAATAGGGAGAATCAATTAATCGCTGAAGCATACGATCTCGTAGAACAAAGATTACTTGATGGAACAGCAACTTCTCAAGAGACGGTGCACTTTTTAAGGCTTGGATCTCAAAAGAAAAAGCTTGAAAACGAATACCTCGAATCACAGATTGCTTTGAATAAGGCTAAAATCGAATCTCTTCAGTCAAGTAGATACGCTGAAGAACTGTATATGAATGCTCTGAAAGCAATGAAAGAATATGCAGGCGGATTACATTCCGGAGATAGCGATTTGGAATAGAACTTATTCAAAGCTAATCAAAATGGATTCGTTCATAGAAAGGTATCGGTACTTAAAGCTAACGGGGAACGTTGGCGAAGAAACATTTGGCTCAGATAGATATTTAAATCAAATGTTTTATAGAACTAGCGAATGGCTAGACCTTCGTAAATACATAATTCTACGAGATAAGGGTTGCGACTTGGCGACTCCTGGTATGGAGATCGCAGGAAAAATCTACATACATCACATGAATCCAATTAGTAAAAGAGACATAGCATATAAAACTGAATTCTTATTGGATCCGGAGAATTTAGTTTGTTGCTCTTTTGATACGCATCAGGCGATTCATTACGGTGATGAACATTTACTTCCACAGATCGATTTTGTTGAGCGAAAACCAAACGATACGGTCCCGTGGAAATAGTTTGATTGTTGTATAGGAGATTATATTATGAGCATTTTAAAGGACGTAAAAATCGATATCGGTGATAGCGAAGAAAATACCGATTTCGATGAGATTATTGTACGTCATATTAACACGGCTTTTGGAATCCTATCACAGCTCGGTGTTGGTCCTAAGAATGGTTTTAAAATTACCGGTTACAACGAAGATTGGAAAGATTATTTAGGTGACACAACAGACTACAAGCAGTTGGAAATGGTCAGAACTTATATTTCTAAAAAGGTCCAATTAATGTTTGATCCTCCGCAGAACGCTACGTATATGAACGCGCTAAAGGATACGGCGAGCGAGCTGGAATGGAGATTAAATGTGGCTGTTGATCCAAAGGAGTGGGAATGAAATGAGCTTTAGTTATTCAGATGAACTCTACCACTACGGTATTTTTGGTCAGAAATGGGGTATTAGACGATACCAGAATGAAGATGGCACATATACCGAAGCTGGAAAAGAGAGATACAGAACGACAAATCCATATGCTTCAACGGGCTTTCGTGAAGTTACAGGATCACATCGAAAAACCGTGTTTGAGGAAGCAAAAGAGGAAAACCGTCGTAGAGAAGAAAAAAGTAATAGAAAAAGAGATGCGGAAAAGACTGCTGACGATCTTTTGACGCAGAGAAAGAAAGGTAAAGATAAGCCACCTTCGTCTCCAGCAGAAGATGTATTAAAAGAAACTGGAAAGGCAATTGATAGCGCGGATCATCTTGCCAGAACAGCTGACAAAATTTCGAAACGTAAAAAGAAGCAAGATACTCCAGATCTTTCTGATATGTCTAATGAAGAAATTAAACAGAAAATCGAAAGAATGAGACTTGAACAGCAGTATAACGATTTGACTCGAGAAGATACGGTATCTGGTTGGGAAAGAACTTCTGAAATTCTTGGCCTTGTAAAGGACGTTGTCGTAATTGGCGGCTCGATCGCTACCATTGCCGCAACGGTCCATAGCATTAAGAAGAAATAAAATGCTATCCAATACGGCCACACCGATCTACTATGGCCAGTTCAGAAATGCTGTTATAAAAGGTGAACTTCCGATTTCAAGAGAGATTTCTTTGGAGATGAATAGAATCGATAGACTTATTAAAGATCCAAGATTCTATTACGATTCAGAAGCTATTAATGGCTTTGTTAAATTCTGCGAATCAGAATTAACATTGACCGATGGCTCCGATTTACATTTATTAGATAGCTTTAAGCTTTGGGCTGAAGAGATATTTGGTTGGTACTACTTTGTGGAAAGAAGTGTTTTTGAACCAGGAACTGACGGTAGACCCGGGCGGTATGTTCGTAAGAATATTAAGAAACGTCTTACTAATAAACAATACTTAATTGTTGCTCGAGGTGCTGCAAAATCGATGTACGGTTCGTGTCTGCAGAACTATTTTCTAAACGTAGATACTTCAACCACGCACCAAGTTACGACAGCACCAACAATGAAACAAGCAGATGAAGTCTTATCACCAATTAGAACTGCAATCACTAGAGCACGTGGGCCGTTGTTTAAATTTTTAACCGAAGGTTCAGTACACGCAACCAAAGGTTCAAAAGCTAATAAGGCTGGGCTTGCTTCAACGAAAAAAGGAATCGAAAACTTTTTGACCGGATCTCTTCTCGAAATTCGTCCAATGAGTATTGATAAGCTGCAGGGATTAAATTCAAAGATTAATACTGTCGACGAATGGCTTTCTGGAGATGTTCGAGAAGACGTAATTGGAGCGTTGGAGCAAGGTGCATCTAAAAACGAGGATTATTTAATTGTTGCGATTAGTTCTGAAGGTACTGTTCGAAATGGACCTGGCGATACAATCAAAATGGAATTAATGAATATTCTTAAAGGCGATTATTATAATCCTCACGTATCTATTTGGTGGTACAAGCTTGATGATGTAAAGGAAGTAGCAAATCCAGAAATGTGGATAAAGGCTAATCCGAATATTGGAAAAACTGTATCGTACGAAACGTATCAGCTTGACGTTGAAAGAGCAGAGAATGCTCCAGCTGCAAGGAATGATATTCTTGCAAAGCGTTTTGGGATTCCAATGGAAGGCTACACATACTTCTTTACATATCAAGAAACACTTCCGCATAGACAGAGAAACTTTTGGGGAATGCCGTGTTCTCTTGGGGCAGACTTGTCTCAAGGAGATGACTTCTGCGCATTCACCTTTTTGTTTCCTCTTGGCAATGGAGCGTTTGGAATTAAGGCTAGATCTTATATTACAGATTTAACATTAACTAAACTACCGTTGGCTATGCGAACTAAATATGAAGAATTTTTAAAGGAAGGGTCCTTAATTGTGTTAGAAGGAACCGTTCTAGATATGGTCGATGTTTATGATGATTTGGATCGTCATATTCAGAGATGCGATTACGATGTTCGATGCTTTGGATACGACCCTTATAACGCAAAAGAATTTGTAGAACGTTGGTGCGGCGATAATGGTCCGTTCGGAGTTGAAAAAGTAATTCAGGGATCTAAAACCGAATCTGTTCCTCTTGGTGAACTCAAAATTCTTGCTGAACAACGAATGCTAGATTTCGACGAAAGCATCATGAGTTTTACTATGGGAAATTGCATTACGATTCAGGATACAAATGGTAACCGAAAATTACTTAAGCAAAGACACGAACAGAAAATTGATAACGTGGCAGCGATGATGGATGCATATGTTGCCTATAAATTAAATAAGGAGGCATTTGAATGAATTACAACATTCATTATTCGGATGAACTTCAGCACCACGGCGTTAAAGGACAGCGATGGGGTGAAAGAAACTATCAGTATGAAGATGGTTCTTTGACACCTGAGGGAAAAGCTCGCTACGCTAGCAATTACAAACCGTCCCAGAGAGCCCAGGATGAAGTACATTACGGACGCGGTGGAATGGAACGAATTAATCGTAACATGCGAGATCGCGGATACAACGTTTCAACAGCAAGAAGCGTTGAGGCACAGAGAATTAATAACGCTCGTAAGAGAGCTGGGTCTATGAGATCTGTCGGTAGAGTTGCTGGTACCGTTGGCGGAGTCATCGCTGGTTATAAACTATCGAGTAAGATTTTAAACGCAACCGGCCTTGGTAATAATATTCTTGCTAATATTGCTATTACCTCTGTTGTGGTACAAGGAAGTACGGCTGTTGGAAAATCTATTGGCGAATATGGCGGTCAGGCTATTGGAATGCTCTCTTCTGGCTATAGCCCAGACAAGTATCGGTACGCCAATTAAATGGTGATTAAGCATGCCTTATAGAATTAGATATTCTAATTCTCTTTGTCACCATGGAATAAAAGGTCAGAAATGGGGTATTAGACGATACCAGAATGAAGATGGTTCGTATACAGCAGAAGGCAAGGAAAGATACGGCATTAAATCTGGTAATAACGAGTCTGTTTCTAATGGCGAAGAAAAGAAAAGCAGTTTCGATTTAAGAAATTTAACTCCCGAGCAAAAAGAAGCTATAAAGAAGGGTGCGATGATTGTCGGAGGAGCTATATTGGTTGGCGGAGGATTATATTTGGCCTCCAAATATGTTGACCAGTATAAACTTCCAATGATGGGTATCAAGCACGTCAGAGTTGGAGAAAAATTAACTGATAGAATTAAAGAATTCTCGGACAATCCAGTCCATTTGCCAAAGGATACAACTTTTCAAAGACTTTCTAGCGAAGCGCTAGAAGATTATGAGAATACTGGTCAGATATATGTATCTCATATTTTAAACGACAACAATGCTTATAAGATGAGAATAGGAAATCGAGCTCCGTTTGTTCATAAACTTAAGGTCAATACTGATATTAAAGCCCCGTCTGAAAAAGAAACAGCGGAAGTATTCCTTAAATTTAATCCAAAAGCAACGAGCGAAGAATTTGACTTTTTCATGACACGTGCCTTCTTGCATGAAAACAGCGGAATTAAAGATATTGTTGGAGTTAATAGAAACGAGTTTGTTAACGAAATTAAGAAACGTGGCTACAACGCTTTAATAGATACTAACGACAAAATATGGACAAAAGATCCATTGATACTATTAAATCCGTCGGAATTTGTAATTTCAGATAAAGTATCTTCTATTGGTAAGTTCGAAAAGGTTATGTTCGAACTAGCTAATTTGTTCTAAGAAAGGAGGTAATGACTTATGCCATCATTAGGCGAAAGGCTTAAACGAAGTTGGAATGCTTTTATTAACAAAAAAGACGAAGTTGAGACATTTAATTACTATGGCGAAGTTAGTAGCTATAGGCCCGATCGTATTAGATTACTTCCTTCAAATGAGAAATCCATTGTTGCCGCAATAACGACTCGTATTTCTATTGATGTTGCAGCGATTTCCATTCAGCATGTAAAGCTCGATCAAAATGGACGTTACGTTGAAACCATCAAATCCCCATTAAATAATTGTTTGACACTTGATGCAAATCTCGATCAAACAGGACGAGCATTTATTCAGGACCTCGTGGCTTCCTTGCTTGACGAAGGGTGTATCGCAGTACTTCCAACCGATACCTCGGCTAATCCGGATTACACGAATTCTTATGATATTTATGAAATGAGAGTTGCAAAAATTATCGCGTGGTATCCGGATAAAGTTCGTCTTAAAGTGTATAACGAACGTCGTGGACGACATGAAGAGGTTACGGTTAACAAGAGTACTGTAGCGATTATTGAAAACCCGCTTTATGCGGTTATGAACGAACCAAACTCTACCATGAAAAGATTGGTTCGTAATATGAACTATTTGGATCAGTTAAATGCCAATAATAGTTCCGGTAAATTGGATTTAATTATCCAGTTGCCTTATGTAATTAAGACGGATGCTAGACGAAAGCAGGCTGAGACTAGACGTAAAGACATTGAGGATCAGCTTGCAGGCTCTAAATACGGTATTGCATATACCGATGGCACTGAGAAAATTACGCAGTTAAATAGATCTCTTGATAACAATCTTCAGGCACAGATTGAGTATTTGACCGGACAGTTATATGGTCAGCTCGGTATTACTGAAAATGTTATTAAAGGAATTGCAGACGAACAGGAATCAATTAACTATTACAATAGAACAATTGAGCCAATTCTTTCTGCGATTACCGATGAAATGAAACGAAAGTTTCTTACAAAAACGGCTCGATCCCAGAATCAGTCAATTTCATTCTTTAGAGATCCGTTTAAGTTAGTTCCGATTAATAGTATTGCGGAAATTGCCGATAAATTTACTCGAAACGAGATTCTGTCTTCGAATGAAGTTCGTGGAATTATTGGATTCAAGCCGGTAAATGACGAAAGAGCAGATGAGCTTAGAAATAAGAATCTTAATGAGAATACTGACGCTCCGCCAGCGGTTAGCACGAATGACGAAGTAAATGATGTCGGCGAAGATGATTTAAATCAAAATGAGAGTTTAATCCCAGAAGACATCCAATTCCCTGAAGGGTATGACGGTATTTAAATCTTTGAATCCATTGTATGAGACTAAAACGGCCATACGGAAAAAGAGGTAAACGTCACTTTAGGTTTTAGGTGTTTTTTTTTATGGATTAGACAGAAGAAAGAAGGTTTTCTAGATGAACAAGAAATGGGATTTCTGTGGTTGGGCCACTCGAAACGACATTAAATGCTCTGACGGAAGAATTATTCGTCGCGATGCATTTAAGGAGAATGATGGTCAGATTGTTCCTCTTGTTTGGAATCATTTGCACAATGATATTTCAAACGTTCTTGGTCATGCACTTCTTGAGAATCGTGCAGAAGGCGTATACGCATATGGATACCTTAACGATTCTGAAGGTGGAAGAGCTGCCAAGACAAGACTGGAACATGGCGATATTACAGCATTATCGATTTATGCGAATCAGTTAAAGCAGGATGGAGGAAATGTTCTCCATGGAACGATTCGCGAAGTAAGTCTTGTACTCGCAGGTGCGAATAAAGGTGCGAATATTGAAAACGTTGCCCTGCGTCATGGAGATGGTTCCGAAACAGAATTGGAAGATGAAATTATTTACTGTTGGAACGATGAAGACTCCATTCAGCACGCAACTCCAGAGGACAAGAACGAAGAGCCAAAGGAGGAAGAAAAAGTGGCTGAAGAAGAAAAGAAGTCTGGCAAGACAGTAAAGGAAGTATTTGATTCGCTTACGCCTGAGCAGAAGACAGTTGTCTATTTCCTTGTAGGACAGGCTGCAAAAGGCGGAACGGCTGAAAAGCCCAAAGAAGACGAAAAAGAAGACGAAGTTGAACATTCAGATTATGAAGGAGAAGAAGAAATGAAGTATAACGTATTTGAAGGTTCTGACGAGGGTGCGCGCAACACACTTTCTCACGATGCTATGGCCACCATCATTAAAGATGCAAAGCATAGCACACTTAAGGAATCTTTCCTCGCTCACGCAGAGGACTATGGCATTGACGGAATCGAATGGCTGTTCCCGGAAGATCGCGAACTCAATAAGACTCCGGAATGGATCAAGCGCGATACTGGTTGGGTTGACGCTGTTATGAAGGGCGTTCATCACACACCGTTCAGCCGTGTTAAGTCCACTTTCGCTAACATCACAGAGGACGAAGCTCGTGCGAAGGGTTACATGAAGGGAAAGATGAAGAAGGAAGAAGTATTCTCCCTGCTTAAGCGTGCAACCAACCCGCAGACCATTTATAAGAAGCAGAAGATCGATCGCGATGATCAGGTTGACATCACCGATTTCGATGTTGTTGCTTGGCTGAAGGGCGAAATGCGTATGATGCTCGACGAGGAAATTGCTCGTGCGGTTCTGATTGGTGATGGCCGTCTGGCTTCTGACGATGACAAGATCTCCGAAGATCATATTCGTCCGATTGCGAACGATGCAGACCTCTTTACAATTAAGAAGGCTGTTGCTGAAGGCGAGAACGAAAGCGTTACCGCTAAGAACTTTATCCGTGCTGCGATTAAGGCTCGTAAGGATTACAAGGGTTCCGGCAACCCGACACTCTTCACAACTGAAGATATGCTGACTGACATGCTTCTCCTCGAGGATCAGATTGGTCATTCCCTGTACAAGACAGAGGCCGAGCTGGCTACCAAGCTCCGTGTTTCCAAGATTGTTACTGTTCCGGTAATGGAAGGTCACAAGGTTGGCGATAAGGAACTGATGGGTATCATCGTTAACATGAACGACTACAACATCGGTGCCGATAAGGGCGGAGCAGTCAACATGTTTGATGACTTCGACATCGACTTCAACCAGCAGAAGTACCTTATTGAGACACGTTGCTCTGGTGCTCTCGTTAAGCCGTATTCTGCAATTGTTCTGTTCAAGTCTGAGGTTCCGGAATCTGTTGATGGCGACGTTAAGAAGTCCAAGACAGTTCATAACACTGACGACGAGACGACTGGTGGCTGATTAAATCAAAATGGCAGTAAGGAGCTCTATAGCAGGGCTCCTTTCTTTTGATTATGAATAAATGGTGCGGAAAAATTGGTTTTGTAGAACAGGTTGAAACTAGCCAGAGTGTTTGGACTGAAGTATGTAAGGATAGAAAGTATAGAGGAGATATTTTAAAGAGATCTTTCAAATGGAACGACGGCTCTAAAGTGAATGACGATGTATCACTTAACATACAGATTAATGTATTAGCCGATTCATTTCTTATGGAGAATCTTGGCGCAATGCGTTACGTTTGCTACGGCGGTTCCAAATGGAAGATTACTGATATTTCCCCTGACTGGCCAAGAATAACTTTGACGTTGGGATCTTTATATAACGAATGAAAACCAGAATTGACCTGGACAATGAGCTAAGAGAAGTACTTGGTTCAAGTAATTGTTATTTTCAGCCACCTTCTAACATAAAACTTCATTATCCATGCATTATCTATTCGCTTAGTTCTATAGACACTAAAAAAGCAGATAATAAAAACTACTTAACATACAATCGTTACGACGTACAGGTAATCGATAAAAACCCAGATACAGAATTGCCTAGAAAAATTCTAGAGCACTTTCAGATGATTTCAATGGGGAAGGTTTTTGTTGTCAACAATCTCAATCACTACAATTTCAATCTCTATTATTAGAAAATTAGGAGGAAATAAATAATGACTAAACTTGTATGGGATGCTATTGGCGAACACCTTTATGAAACAGGTGTAGATCATACAGTTCTTTATCCGATTCAGCAGGATCGTACTTACAGCCTTGGCGTGGCTTGGAATGGTATCACATCCATCAGTGAATCTCCGTCTGGTGCAGACGAGACAAAGCTCTTCGCTGACAACATTAAGTACCTGTCTCTCCGTTCTCTTGAAGAGTTCGGTGCAACAATTGAAGCATACACATATCCTGATGAATGGGCAGTATGCGATGGCTCTGCTGAACCGACAACCGGTGTTACAATTGGACAGCAGGATCGTAAGAGCTTTGGCCTTTCTTATCGTACTCTTGTTGGTAACGATACCGACGGAAATGCTCACGGCTATAAGATTCATCTTATTTATGGTGGTACTGCGGCTCCTTCTCAGAGACAGTTCCAGACCGTAAACGACTCCCCTGAAGCTATTAGCTTCTCTTGGGAAGTAACAACAACTCCGGTAAATGTAACTGGCTACAAGCCGACTTCTTACCTCGAAATTGATTCCACAAAGTTCACAACCGAGGCGCAGAAGGCAAAGCTTAAGGCGTTTGAAGACGTCCTTTACGGTAGCGACAATGCAGAAGCACGTCTTCCGCTTCCGGATGAAGTATTCACACTGCTTAAAGAGAATTAATTATATTTTGAAAGTGGGGAGTAGAGTTAATCGAAACCCACTTTCTTTTTTTATTAAAAAAAATAAGGGAGATTAATAACATGTTAAAGAAAACTATTACTTACACGGATTATGATGGCGAAGAAAGAACGGAAGATTTTTACTTTAATCTGAGTAAAGCAGAACTTGTTGAGATGCAGATGTCCGAAACTGGTGGACTCGAAAAGTTTATTCGGAAAATTGTTGCTGAGCGTGACGGAAAGAGAATTGTTGAAATGTTCAAGTCTCTTATTCTTAATGCATACGGCGAAAAATCTCCGGATGGAAAGCGCTTTATTAAAAATAAAGAACTTAGCGAAGCATTCTCTCAGACAGAAGCATACTCTGAATTATTTATGGAGCTTTCAACAGATGCCGATAAGGCTGCTGCTTTTGTAAGAGGAATTATTCCGGCCTCTATTGCAAAAGAACTCCCGGCATCTGAGAAATAATGTTAAAAATTTACATTCCTCCTAGGGAATTATTTAACGATAACTTAAACGAATTCATCACAATTAACGGTACAACACTTACTTTGGAACATTCATTACTTTCGATTTCAAAATGGGAGTCAAAATGGCACAAACCGTTCCTTGTAAAAGAACCGAAAACAAACGATGAGATCATGAGTTATATAGAATGCATGGTTCTTAATAGCGCATTCGATAAAACTGTATTGCTCGGCTTAACTGATAAGAATTTCAAGCAGGTAAAGGATTACATTGAAGATTCAATGACAGCAACCACTTTCTCTGATATTCATTCCAAACCGAATCGAGAAATCGTCACATCGGAATTGATTTACTATTGGATGGTTGCTTTGAATATTCCTTTTGAATGTCAAAAGTGGCATATTAATAGACTTTTGACCTTAATTAGAATTTGCAACATTAAGAACCAGCCTCCGAAGAAGATGAATGTGTCTCAGATTCGAAGCCGAAATAGAGCCATTAACGATGCTAGGAGGAAAGCTCTTCATACTAAAGGCTAGGAGGAGTAATAATGGCGAATCGTTTAATAACTTTTCACCATAGAGGAAATTTTGCTAGAACTTATAACTTTTTAAGAAAAGCTAGCCGAAAAGAGTTTTATTCAAAAATTGAAAAATACGCTCAAATGGGCGTTGATGCCCTTGCTTCTGCGACTCCTGTTGATACTGGAAAAACTGCGGAAAGTTGGGGTTACGAAATCGTTAGAAAACCTAATAGTATAACAATTTATTGGACGAACTCTAATAAAAATGACGGAGTTCCAATTGCCGTAATTATTCAATATGGACACGGAACGGGAACCGGTGGATACGTTGTTCCAAATGATTACATTAATCCGTCAATTAAACCAATTTTTCAGGAAATTGCTGATTCTGTATGGAAGGAGGTTACCGCTTCATGAATGAAATAGACAATCGAGTCGTTCAAATGCGATTCGATAATAATCAGTTTGAGGCTGGTGTTTCACAAACCCTCCAGAGCCTTGATCGTCTTCGTGATGGACTAAATCTAGAAGGCGCCGTTAGAGGTATTGATTCAATCTCTGATGGGATTGGAACGTTGAACGATAAATTTAGTCTTGTCGGAATGATTGGCGTTCAGGCCGTACAGAAAATTGCTAGCGAATTTGTTGATGCAACCGAAAAGGTTCTTCGGTTTGCTTCTGGAATTGATCAGATTTCAGCGGGATTTAATAAGTTTGAACAGAAGACGACAGCTGTTGGAACACTTGTTTCACAGGGATTTGCTCTTGACGAAGTAAATGAACAGCTGGAAAGATTGAACTGGTTCACAGATGAAACTTCTTATAACTTTACCGATATGGTAACAAGTATTGGTAAGTTTACAGCAACGGGAAAAGGCTTAACCGAATCCGTTGATGCTATGGAAGGTATTGCGCTGTGGGCTGCATTATCTGGTCAGAACGCTACGAAAGCAAGCCAGGCAATGTATCAGTTATCTCAGGCAATGGGTGCTGGTGTAGTTAGAAAAGAAGACTACAAATCGATTCAGAACTTGAGTATGGACACCGACGAGTTTCGACAGGTTGCACTCGATACTGCCGTTGCTCTCGGAACATTAACAAAAACCAGCGATGGATTGTATAAGTCATTAATGGCTGATACCGACGCGTTTAATAAGTCTCAGTTTGCAGAACACTTAACAGAGGATCTTTGGTTTACATCCGATGTAATGATGGAAGTATTTAAAAAATACTCTTCTGCAACACAAGATATTTATGAATACACTGAGAAATACAACGTTACGGCATCACAGGCAATTGAAGCAATTGGCGGCAATGTAAGTGAACTTGGTTTAAGAGCGCTTAAAGCTGGTCAGGAAGCTAGAACGTTTAGCGATGTATTGTCTGCTGTGGCCGATACCGTCGCTACAAGTTGGATGCAATCGTTCACTTATATTTTCGGTGACTACGATGAAGCTGTAGCACTGTGGACCGATTTGGTTAACCGAATTATTGAAGTTACCGATACATTTGGTTCTTTCCGTAATGGACTTCTTGAAACGTGGAAAGCCTTTGGTGGAAGAGATGATCTTATCACTGCTTACACGTCGGCTTTCGATGGTCTTGGAATCGTTGTAGGACAGATTGGGGAAACGCTCGGTAATATTCTTCATCCGCTTCGAGATACAAAAGATATTATGGAAGATCTGTTTGGTCTTTCCGATGAAGGCGATGAACTTATTAAACACATTAAGGATTTGGAAAAGACTTTATCTGATCCTAGCGTTCCACAGGCACTTAAAAACGATTTACGGCTTCAATTAAATGATTTGTATGACGAATTGTATCAGTATGATAATTCGTCAATTCTATTAAAATTTACAAAAGGTCTTAGAGAATCCGCTGAGGGTTTCAAGGCCTTTTTTGATGCGGGAAGAGGTTCTAAAGAAATTACTGACGATATTAATCGTATCAGAAGTTCAATGGCTTTAGGGCTTATTCCAAAGTATCAGGGAGATTTAGCAATTAAAGAATTAACTGCTGAGCTTGAGCAGGCGCAGTTGGCCGAAGCAAATTCCGAAAGCCTTCAGAAAGTATTCACAGCAATCGGAAAGTCACTCAAGTTCGGTGAAAACACGGTCGGTGGATTTGTAAGTATTGGACTCGACGTGCTTAAGATTCTTTCTGGGTTGTCTGATCCGATTGCTCATCTCGTAGAAGCGCTTGCTCATCTTATCACAGCACTGATGGATTTGGAATCGAACTCCGAAACAGTCAAATCCATCTTTGACGCTATTTCTTTACTCATTACATCTGTTTTAACTCCTGCGGTTGAAACGCTTGGTAATATTATTGATTGGCTTGCAACGAAAATTGATGACTTTGCAAAAGAAATTGAAGAAGGAACAAGTCCGCTTGCCAAATTTGTAACCTTTTTCTCCGATTTTCTTCGTAATTTAGTTGAAGGATTTAGACAGAGCTCTGGACCTTTAAAAGAAAGCTTAGAAGTATTCGGAAATTGGATCAAAATGGTAGGAAAGCTCTTTGGCGGAGCTGGTGACACGGTTGCTAGTTCAATCGGAACTGTCTTGGGAAAACTTGTATCTGGTGCTGCTGAGTTACTTTCGAAATTCTTTGATAACGCTGGTATTGTAAACTGGGAAACCATTTTCAAGTTATTGACCGATATGAGTAAGACTGCAATATTGGTTAATATTGCAAACGGTTTTTACGAAATAGCAACATCTTTTAAAGCATTAACCGATTTAATCGGTGCATTGAAAAAGGGTATCGAGTCAATCACTGATGTAATTGACAAATTACAAGGTGTTGCTAAGAGTACATTTAGCTTCTTCCAAGAAAATGAAGATGCGATTGACGTTGTTCTGAACAGTCCTGCGGTCGGAAGTATTGTTGGTAACTTATTTAACCTTGCTAAAGCGCTTGCTCTTGTTGCGGTTTCTTTATATTTAATTGGTCAGATTGAACCGGACAAGCTTGTTACAATCTTTGGCGTATTAACCGGAGCAATGGCTGAACTTCTTGGCGTTGCATTTGCACTTGGAAAGATCCTGGGCGATGAAACAGAAGGCGAAGTATCATTCCTTTGGGGCTTGTTTAAGAAATCGAATAAGTCAATTTCTGCATCGCAGCTTGATAGGGCGTTAATTAAGCTTGCAACGGCATTGTTAATTCTTGCAGGCGCACTTTGGATTATTGGTCAGGTCGATTCCGATAAACTACTTGGCGCAACAATGGCAGTTTCGGCTTTACTTTGGGAACTTGTTGGTGTCGTATATGCACTAAATAGTTTGCAGCCAAAGAAAGTTAAAAATGCCACCAAAGGACTTGTTGAATTATCGGTTGCTTTGCTGATTATGGCTGCGGCTGTTAAAGTTCTTGGCGATATGAAGCCAGAGCAGTTGATAGCTGGAGTTCTTGCTCTCGGCGCTGTTTTACTTGAACTTGGTCTGTTTGTACAGGCGGTGGACGGCGCTAAATTTAATAAGCGTACTGCCGTTTCTATTGGTATTCTTGCTGCTTCCATGTTTGTTATGGCATCTGCTATTAGCAAATTTGGTGAAATGGACACCAGCACGTTAATCCAAGGTATTATAGCTCTTGGAGCTGTATTACTTGAGCTTGGGATATTTGTAAACGCAATTGATGGCTCTAAGATTCTTATGGCGTCTGTTGCACTGGTTATCGTTGCCGCATCTCTCGAGATAATTGCTGACGTTGTTCAGAAGTTTGGAAGTATGAAAATCGAGGCGTGGGGTAAAGGATTACTCGGTTTATTTGCATCCCTTGTTATCGTTTGTGCTGCTTTAGACATGCTTGCCGAACGTAAAGACTTTGCGGCAGTAAAGATGCTAATGGTTGCTGCAGCGTTAAATATTACAGCAGAAGCATTACGTAATATTGCTGACGTTGTAACGACTCTTGGAAAGCTTAACGTTGATGAGCTTGGATTTGGAATTCTGGGACTGACAGCCTCATTAGCAATTCTTGGAGCTGGATTAATCACATTTGGATCAAACGCTGGAAAGATATTACTCGGTTCCATCGCGTTGACAATTGCGAGTGCGGCTTTAATGATGCTGACAACGGTGTTCAGATTATTTGTTGGATTATCGGCAGATCAGGTTGGTACAGCTTTACTTGCAATTGGTGGTGTTCTACTTGAATTGTTCCTAACTCTTGGAATTCTTGGATTAATGGGCCCCAAAGCTCTTGTTGGAGCTGGAATTATTTTACTAATTGGTGCAACACTTGCTGCCGGAGTTGGATTGTTTGCGTATGCTGTTGGCGGACTGGCAAATACCATTACAAGCTTTACAAAGAGTATTGGCGATATGACAGCTGCTGTTAACGATATTAACAATGTTGACGCCGACACGTTCGTCATTGTAATGGGAAAGCTCGCACAAGGCTTCATGTCAGTTTCTGGCATTAAGTCGTTGTCGAATATTTTCGCAGAAGGTTCTGCTAATGCGATGAAGACAATGTCCGAAGGCTTAGCGATTGTGGCGCCTGCGATTAAAGATCTTCAGTCGATAGATAGTACGAAGATTGAAGCAGTACTTAAAGCTGTTGGCGAAGGATTTAAAGCACTCGCTGATGCAAACGGCGCTTTTAGCGTCTTTGCTAATGTTCCTGCAAAGGGAATCACAGCAATGGCAGAAGCTGTGCGTACATTAACGCCTAGCATTAAATCTCTAAATGACGCAATGACTCCTGACCAGATTAAAAATGTTATGTCTGGTGTTGCAGATGGTTTTAAAGAACTCGCTGACGCAAACGGAGCATTTAGCATCTTTGCTAATTTACCAGCCGACGGAATAATCAAAATGGCAGAAGCTGTAGGAATCTTGACTCCTTCGCTTGTTACTTTGGTTGAATCTATGGATGCCGATGCCGTTAAGACGATGATGACTAGCATCGGAGAAGGGTTCAAGAAATTCGGTGAAGCTATTGGAGAAACTCCGCTCATTGGCACTAAGTCTGGCGCCGAAGGAATCGGAATGCTCGTCTCCAAAATTTCTGAGCTTGCCGATGGTCTTAAGAAAATTAGTGAAGTTCCGTCGGAAACGGTTAATTCTTCTCTTGATAAGATTGGCACTGCCTTCAAGACGTTCGGTGAAGCAATTTCTTCATCCCCGTTCTTCCAGGCTAAAGAGCGTGCCGAAGGAATTGGTACTCTGGTCAGCAATGTTTCTACGTTCTGTGATTCGCTAGGCGAAATTAACGAAGTTGATCCTGAAACATTAACTAGTAAAACTGATGCGATTGCGAAGGCGTTCGAATCACTTGGAACTGCTTTGTGGTCTGCTCCTGTTATTGGAGCTTCAGATGCTGGTGAGGGAATTTCATTAATCACAGGATCCATCACCTCGTTGGTTGAGGGAATTAAGTCGTTTAGAGAAATCGAAACGGATTCCACTACCATTGATACTACTCTTACCCAAATTAGCACGGCGTTTAAGAGCTTTGCGGAAGCGATTAGTTCTACTGGATTCTGGGCTGAAGGAAGAGCTACAGGTATTACTAAACTTGTTGGTTCTATTAATCAGCTTGCTAGCGGAATTAAGTCGATAACATCAAGTGAGATTGATCCCAAAGCACTCGATTCGATTCTGACATCAATCGGTAACGCATTTAAGAACTTCGGTTCTGCAATTACTGCAGCCGGGTTCTGGGCTGAAGGAAGAGCTGAGGGTATTGCTACTGTTGCGGCAAGCACAAGTGACCTTGCTTCTGCAATTAAAAAGCTTGCTGAAATCAAGGACATGGATAAAGCTCAGGAAGCTTTAGGCGTTCTAGCTGCTTGCATGACTCAGATCGGCGACGTTATTAACAACACCGGTTGGTTTGCTGAAGGTAAAGCTGAGGGCCTTTCAACTGCGGCTTCAGCGATTAATGACGATCTCGTTCCTGCAATTAATGCGATTAAAGATATTGAAGTCGACGGCCTCTCCGAAAAGATCGAAGCTATCAAAACATCCTTTACGACACTGAAAGATACTCTTATGTCTTTGAGCGGCGATGAGGAGATGGTTAGTGCTTCCGGAGAAGTTGCTGGAATCGTTGAAAGTCTAGTAAATAGCATCATTAACTTTGATCCAGAAGTGCTAAATGCGTTTGGCCCGTCGTTTGTTACTGGTTTAACGACAAGCCTCGAGCTTGCATCGGAACAGTTCTATACGTTTGGTACAACCGTTATGTCGCAGATGCTGCAGAACATTAACCTTGCACAAAGCGAATCTAATGAAAATATTGTCGCAGTTGGTACGAAACTATGCGATGATATTGCACACGGTGTTGATACGAATCAGAAAGCCGTTAAAGATAGTATTACAACTCTCTTCGATGCTGTAGTACAGACTATTAATGGTTATCAGTCATCATTCTATGACGCTGGCGCTAATTACATGATTGGCATGGCTCAGGGAATTAATGACAATGCTTATTTGGTGGTTGATGCTGCTGAGGCCGCTGCCGCTGCTGCTAAGCAAGCCGCTATGGACGCTCTTGGCGAGAAATCACCGTCAAAAGTTGGTCGTGAAATCGGTATGAATTTCGATTACGGCATTAGAAACGGTATTGTTGACTATGCGGATTCGGTTAGTATTGCTTCTGCTAATATGGCAACTGAATTCTCAAGTTCAATCATTGATCCGCTTAACACCGCTCTTCAGTCGATTAACGATGGAGTTGAAATTCAGCCAACAATTACTCCGGTAATTGATTTGAATGGAGCTGCTGCTACTGCTAGTGCTTTAGGTTCGATGGTTAACGCTAATAACGTTCAAATGACTGCAGCTTCTATGCAGCTTAATTCTCAGATTACACAGATGGATGATCTTGTTGACATGACGGAAAAGATTCTTAGATCAATTCAAAATGGTAGTGATCTGTATCTTGACGATGGTATTATTGCTGGAAGAATTAATCGGAGGTTGGGTGTATTATGAGAACTTTTACTTTGGTTAATGGCGATATGCAAGCATGTAACCTCACAGATGTAAATGTGTTCTTTCATGACCCAGCTGGACTTGGAATGGATTTTTCAGATAAGTATCGTCAGGTTGGAAATCGTTTCGTTAGAGTCACGCGAAAATCAAAACAAAGAACGATTAGTGGGTCGGTTGCATTTTTAGGGGCCGACCCTTATCTTTCTTATTTCAATTTTGCATTGTTTGCTCAAAAAGACCCGCTGGTGTTGCTATATTGTCCGAATGATCAGGCTCCGGCAACGTCTCCATCCGGGACAACTTATCGAATGAACGTAGATGTTGCAAAAATTGAAAAAACTGAACTTGAGCAAGAAGGCTATCTTGATTGCCAAATCACACTTGTTTCGAAAACTCCTTGGTACAAGTATTCGGCTATTTCCAATGGCATTGTACATGAGGATGATTTGCTGAAATGGGGAATTCAGTGGGGGATCGATTGGGGACCACTTGACGAATACCACGCTGGAATTAAGTCAACTAGTCCCACACCAAGTCCTTCAAAATTAACAATTTATGGTCCAATAACTAATCCGTTTTGGACTCATTACGTAAATGGCAACGAAACTGAATACGGTAAGGTGAATGCCGTAATCAAAGATTCGGAGTATCTCGTTGTTGACAGCACGGTTGATCCGTATGTAATTCAAAAGAGAAGTACAATTGATGATTCCTTAATTGCGAATTTATATGAAGCGTCGGATTTTACGACTAAACGTTTTGTAACAATTCAAAATGGAGGAAATGTCATCAAAGTTGTCGGAGACAATGCTTCTGACCCGCTAGTTAAACTGGAGGCACATATTTACTATGAGTCGGTGTAATGTAGATTTTTTTGATACGAAATTTAATTTCATTTGCAACGATAGTATTGAAACCCCCGGTATAGACATGGATTATCTAACACCTGAAGCTAGCCGATTCTCAATTGGACAAACTGATATGGTAAAGGTCCGTTCTATTGCTAGGTTTGAGGGAAACGAAAATTATGTTGCCGTTGTGGATAGTGTAAAACAAGAGGAGGGTTTGACTACTATTTCGGTCAAGCCCTTTCTTTCTATCCTAGATCAGCCAATGCTATTTGATTGTAATTGGCAGTACAAATACAATGGGTCGGCGTGGATCGCAAACCCTACATCTAAAACTTTGGAAAATACAATCGCAGATCTGATTCGTCAGTATTGGATTAACGCTTCAGACACGCTACAAAACATGCCACTTCAGATTTATACAACTTCTTCGACATCTAATTGGTCGTTTGGATTAATTGGTGATCGTTATGACGACGAAGACGCCACTAGTAGCAACAACCATTTTTGTATTGTTGAGTTTTATGATGCGATTCTTCAAAACGCATTAATCAGATATAGAGTAGCTGTAGTTCCAGAATTAGACATTGCTAATAAACGTGTTTCTGTTACGATTGGAGCCCCTCCAGGCAAAAAATTAATTGAAGCTGATCTGCCTGGCACTTCTGTCGTAGAATTCACAATTGGCAAAATGGAGAGTGACACAAATAAACTTGAAATCTGGAACTCCGATAACTACACTGAAAAAATATATTACTATCTTCACAATAGTGGCACTTACGATACCGATGGAAATACAGACCGTATTACACCAATCAAAATGGAAGTTATTTCTGTGGGACCAGAACGAGACTCCAATAATGCAATCACAAAAACCTTTGCACAATCAGCAAAAGAACAAGCGGATCAAAAATTTGGAGAGATCAACTGGAGAAATTACATTGAATTAGATCTTGGGATTGAAAACATATTTAATGCCGGAGAATTACGTATTGGACAAAAGGCGGACATTACGTATAAAGGGAAAACATACGAAACGATTCTTACTGGCAAAAAAATAGGAGACATATTAACTCTTATTTTTGGAACAATTCGAGTGGACTTAACAAAAAAGATGCAGCTTGAAGAGAGCGCGCGGTTTACAGATTCGAAATCTGTAACAAAAAACAGTTCCACTTCTTCTAGTTAAAGGAGATATTTATGGCGGTAGCTAGTACATTATTAACATTTCCTGGATCTCATTTCACGCCTCAGGATTTCTCGATCATGCTCGAGCGTGTTTCTACGATCAAGACAGGAATTCTCCACGGCTGCAAAGTAACGGTTGCCGGAACAAATTCAGTAAACGTTGCGGAAGGATGGGTAGCAGTTCGTGGAAGATTAGCAAAGATTGAGACCGGAACCCTTTCGTTCGCGCTTCCTTCAAGTGGATCGGCAACGTATTACGTTCTTGTTCGAGTGGATCTTGCAAATGCAGATTCGCCTTCAACGGTGTATATTGCGAATGCTCTTCCTACTGATGAATCGGAAGATTTCAATTTCAATCAGTACGGTATTGCGTATCTTAATCTTGCAACAATTACAACCGATCCAATTTCTATTACACAGGTTTTGAATCCAGAAGTTGGAACAGAAGTTAGTTACACAATTCTCGCTTCCAGATGGAACACAAGCGCTAAAACATACACGATTGCGAGTGAGCTAATCACATCCACTTCAGATCAGGAAATCCTTCCGGCCATCGGAATCACTGATGCACAGCTTAAAGCATATCAGAAGGCGAATCTCCAGGATGCCGGACAGATAGCCGGAGCTCTGACAATCAAAGCGTATGGAACGGTTCCGACAATTGACATTCCTGTTCGAATCAAATACAGAGGAGGATAATCATGGCCACTATTATCAGAGGAAGTGGAGAAGGTAAAGAATTGTCTGCGACATATACTTTCTCTGCTGGAAATGGCGCAACAGTTGATATGGGCGAAGATCACTCGTATCGCTACGTAAACGCATCCAATGTCTATAATCAGGGCATTAATGTCGCGCACGGTACAATCGGCACATGCAGACAGCAGTCGCATCGGTCGTCATACGGCGGTGGCGGTAAAAGCAGTACAATTGACACTGGAAACAACCACAGAAAGGCAGTATTTGTCGGTGGTGCGCAAAGTGGTTCGGGCGATGTCGGCGGTGGCCAGAGAAGTTCAAATGGCTCATCTTGGACAAATTGTGGCACTGGAATTTACACCGACAGATATTTCAGAGCATGGAGCGAGTGTAACGACGACTCTTCGTCAATCTCATACGGTTACATCGGCGTAATCGATCTTGGGTATTAATTAGGAGATAAATGAACATGCCGATAACTCTTGGTAGAGGAACGACTCCGTTATACATTATTTCAATTAGCGGGATCGATGTTTCAGATATTTCGGATGTATATATTACATTTGAACAAAAAGGTGTAAAGAAAATAACGAAGCACTTTCCCGAAGCGTACATCGAGGACGATAAGTTTAAGATTCGTTTAACACAGGAAGAGACTTTGTCTTTTAATGCCGGAACCGCTAATGCTCAAGTACGTTTCATTACGCAGGACGATACTGCTTATAAGAGCGATACGTTTTGCTTGCAGGTTACTGACGCACTTTATGACGAGGTGATTTAATGGGCACGATAATTCCGGTAGATGACATTAATATTGAAATTTCGGTTGAAGATGAGCATGAAATAGCTGTTCAGTTGACCGATGCTCAAGATGTGAGTATCAATGTCCACGGTGACTACGGTGAACAAGGTCCTAAAGGTGATAAAGGTGATCCTGGAGAGCAAGGTCCAAAAGGGGATAAAGGAGATACTGGTGAGCAAGGCCCCAAAGGTGATAAAGGAGATACTGGAGATACTGGTGAGCAAGGCCCCAAAGGTGATATTGGCCCGCAAGGTCCTAAAGGTGACACAGGCGAACAGGGGCCAAAAGGAGATCCTGGCCAAAAAGGCGACACCGGAGATACTGGTCCAGCTGGTCCTAAAGGCGATACTGGAGACCAAGGGCCTAAGGGAGACAAAGGAGATCCTGGAGAACAGGGACCAAAAGGAGACACCGGAGAGAAAGGTCCTAAAGGAGATACTGGAGCCAAGGGCGATAAGGGTGATCCTGGAGAAACCGGAGCTACAGGTCCGAAGGGCGATGACGGAGTAAGTCCGGTGATATCTACACAGACAATCACTGGCGGAACAAAAGTTACGATCACTGATTCGACTGGAGAACACTCGTTCGATGTCATGAACGGAGAAGACGGTCAAGATGGAGAACAAGGTGCTCCAGGACAGCCAGGTGCCGACGGCGATGACGGCAAATCTGCATACCAATACGCCGTAGACGGAGGTTATACCGGAACCGAGGCTGAATTTGCAGCGAAAATGGCTCAGGAAATTCCTCCTGATATGACAATACTCAAATACGGAATCTCTACGTGGGCTGATTTTATTGCGGCTTACAATACAAAAACAATTGTATATTGTCGTGCGTCTAGTAACAGCAATCCGGCTACTGGAGCACAAACGCGAATGGCGTTCATGGCATATGTAAATAACGAAGCGAATCCTACCGAAGTCGAATTTCAGTATTATAGGTCAGTTTCGTCCCATTCCGATTCCCAGCAGGGAGATCAGGTCTACGTTTATAAGTTAAACAAAAGTACAGGATGGTCAGTTACAGTCCGAAACGCCTTTTCAAAGATCGAAGTCGGAATGGGTTTGACTAAGACATATTCGAACGGTGTTATTACGATTAGCTTAAGTTAAAGAAAGGGGTGGTGGGAGTGATTAATCTTTGTCTACCAATGAAGGTGATTACGGTCACCCAGCATTCAGGCGGGTCATATTCCCACCCGAATTACTGTCTGGATTTAGCAGGCAGCGATACAGGAATTGATATTGCATACGCATTAGGAAATTACTGGAAATGCATCTCAGGTCCCTGGGGAAGTAATACATATTTCTTCACTGCAACCGACGCTGTAGGACATCCAGTAAAAGTACATTGCGCAGATAATGTAAATCGCATAGTCACCGTAGCGATGACTCATGCGAATTTTTATTTTGTTAAACGCCCCATCATTGGAAAAGTGTACTCCAATGGTGAGGGTTTATACGAAGAAGGCACCTACGGAAAAGCGACGGGTAATCACATCCATTACGAGGTTGCAGAGGGATTACAGTATGGCAAGTATTACGACTCTTCCATGGGTGTCTATCGTATGCACAACGAATTGAAACCAGAATCTGTCTGTTATATTTGTGATTCATTCTCAACGGTAAAATCAACCGGAGGAGTGTCATTCAGACATTGTCCTGGAATTTACTCGGAGGATATTTACATGGAAATGAAAACAGGTATGAACTGGTTCGAGTACGGTTCAATCCAGCTCACTGCATATTTAAAGCCGGACAATTACGAGTTCGGCCTTTTTAATGTCGACAAGCCAACAGTTCTCCCTAAGATCGACGATGACAGCGTGATATTTATCGAGAAATGCGGAAACGACTTATTCCAGATGAAGTTAGATCAGGCCGATCCATACGGCACTGTCTACGGTCCTAGAGTCTGCGTCAATGGACCAATTGACCAGCCGTATATGCAGCCTAATAGATATTTATACTACCGCATCGACAAGGACGGAACTGTAAGCTTTGGTGATTACACCGGCACTTACATTGATCCGACCTGGCTTAGACAGTCAGTTCAGATGGTCTGCTCTCCGCAGATGATATTCTGCAAAGACTGGAAGTATCCTAAGTACGCTCCAATGGCTGGAGGACCTGGGATTCTGGCAGCACCTTACTATCAGGCATATTTTGGCAGAACTAAAGACGGTAAGTTCTTCTCTGGCAAGACTCTCGGACGGCTTAGTGCTAAGACAGTCTGGGCATATTTCCAAGAGAAATTCGGAGTAACCGACATGGCATTCATGGACGGAGGCAGCGTAGAGGGGCATCCTGGATCCGCTCAGCAGATGTATTGGGACAACAAGAAGGAAGAGATGGTCTGGGTTGGCTCTACGGAGAACCGTGCCGTGCGTGATATTCTCGGATTCTACAAGCCGATCGAAGAGGACGACGTGATTGCCACTCCGGATCCAGTTGAACCAGAAAAGCCTGAAGAACCGGAAACAGATGACAAAGACAAGCAGATCAAAGAACTTAGCCTCGAAGTAGAAATACTCAAGACAAAACTTAAGAAGATTAAGGAGATTGTCAACGATGGCATTTAAGACAGGGTCTGTACCTCTGTCTAAATACAACGAGCTGATGGAGGCTAATAGAAAGCTATTAAAAGAAAACACTGATTTAAAGATCCAGGTGTCATATTTACAAAAGACAATCGCGGAATTGAAGGAGGCAAAACTCTATGTCAATTGAACAGATTATTCCATGGGCACTTACTATCTTTTT